TGCAACGGGTGCTACAGGTCCAAGTGGTGCTGCAGGCGCAATTGGCGCAACAGGTGCAACAGGACCTGCAGGTGCAACGGGAGCCACAGGGCCACAAGGTGTAACAGGTGATGTAGGACCAACAGGGCCAATTGGAGCGACAGGGCCTCAAGGCATCCAAGGTGATACAGGTGCCACGGGCGCAGTCGGTGCCACGGGCGTTGTTGGTCCAACAGGACCCGTAGGAGCAACAGGGCCACAAGGTATTCAAGGTGTTGTAGGTGCAACAGGACCTGCAGGTGCAACGGGTGCTACAGGACCTCAAGGCATCCAAGGTATTCAAGGTGATGTTGGAGTTACAGGACCGATTGGTGCAACAGGACCGATTGGTGCAACAGGCCCTGCAGGTATTGATGGCGCTACAGGTGCAACAGGACCGCAAGGTGCAACAGGACCCGTAGGTGCAACAGGACCCGTTGGTGCAACAGGCACCGCCGGTGCCGTTGGTGCTACAGGTGCAACAGGCCCTGCAGGTGCTACAGGTCCTGAAGGTGCAACAGGACCCGTTGGAGCTACAGGTTCAACAGGTGCAAGCGGTGCAACAGGCGTTACAGGGGCAACAGGCCCATCAGATTTCACAATGGTCATCATCGGCGCGTTCTAAAATGGAGAAAAACTAATGCCACAAACAACTAAGGCACTCTTTCGAGGCGCTGCAACTACTACAACAACAACACTTCTTTACACAGTTCCGGCATCAACAACAACTGTTGTAACTGACATTGTTGTAACTAACACGGCAGGCACATCAGGCACATTCACAATGGCGCTCAATGATGTATCTATTGCCACAACAGTTACAGTTGGCGCTTATGACTCAACTGTGATTCCACTCAAGCAGGTATTGGCAACAACCCAAACGATCAAGGGTGGCGCATCTGCCACCACGATCAACTTCCACATCTCAGGGGTGGAGATTTCCTAAGTGGCAAACAACAATCAGATTTACAAGATGAGCAATGCGGGTGGCTTTAAGTCACTCAACCGCTATTACGATATGTTAGCGGGCAATGATACCTTTATTGCAGGTTCTTATGATTCAATTCAAACTGTGACAGTTGGTGCAGGTGGTCAGACCACAATTTCATTTAGTTCAATTCCAAGCACATACAAGCATTTGCAAATTCGCGGAACTTGGGCAAATGCTGGAACTAACCAATATACCTTTATTCGCTTTAATGGCGATACGGCTTCTAACTATTCTTGGCACGATATTTATGGAGATGGTGCAAATGTTTTCACAGAAGTGACAACAAATGCTTCATCAATCGGAATGGCTTATTCATCAAGCACAACTTCTTATACAGGATTTGTATATGATATTTTAGATTACACAAGCACAACAAAAAATAAAACAGTACGCGGTCTTGAAGGTCGAGATACTAATGGTGGCGGAACGATGGCGCTACACTCAGGACTTTGGTTCAAAACTCCTGAAGCAATTACATCTATTGATATATTTGTTTCAACCACTAACAACATTAAGCAATACTCATCTTTTGCTCTTTACGGAATCAAAGGTTAGAAAATGCCAGCAACTTATGACAAAATTGCAACATATACAATTCCAAGCGCTACTTTATCCTACACATTTAGCACAATTCCTGATACTTACACTGATTTGATCTTAATTTCAATAGCTCAAAAAACCACTTCTGGTTCAGGCAGTGGTTTTAATCTAAGATTCAATGGAGACTCAGGTACTAACTATTCAAACACATTTCTTGAAGGTTCAGGAAGTTCCGCCAGCAGTTATCGCAGTTCAAATTCAACTGGATTAAATGGCGGCGCAGTCACCTCAAGCGCAATTGCAAATCAATTTGATATAAACATTAATCAAATACTCAATTACTCCAACTCGACAACATATAAAACTGTGCTTGGCAGGTACAACGACAATGAATTTTCTTATGTCGGCGCATCTTCTTCATTGTGGCGCAATACTAATGCTATTACTTCTCTAACAGTGGTTTCAGTCAATAATTTTGCTATTGGCTCTACTTTCACTCTCTACGGGATAAAGGCGGCATAATGCCTACATTTACTCAAATTGGAACCGCACAAGTAGTTGGTGCAGGCGGTTCTGCCACAATTAGTTTTTCTTCAATTCCATCTACATACACTGATTTGGTTCTTAAAATATCTTGCAGAGTAGATGGAAGCCCTGGATATAACATTTCACGAATCAGAGCGCGTTTTAATAATGATACTGGCAACAATTATTACAATCGGCTTGTTTATAATAATGCCGCAACTGTTGGTTCAGAAGCATCTGGAGCAAGTTCTGGTATTACATATTTTTATGCAACCGCTTCAGATTCAACTGCATCAAGCTTTGCAAGTTCTGAATTATACATTTCCAACTATTCTTCAAATGTTTTTAAATCTGTTAGTGTTGATTCAGTCACTGAAACTAATGGCGCAGGTGTGATTATGGCTTTCAATGCTGGGTTATGGAGTACCACATCGGCAATCAACGCAATTACAATTTCAGATACAAATGGTTTCACTTTTCTTCAAAACTCAACCGCCTACCTCTATGGAGTATCAAATGCCTAATCCAACACGAATTGAAGTCAACTGCACTACAGGTGAAGTTCTTGAAATTGAGCTGACCGATGCAGAAATTGCACAAATGGAAAAAGATCGCCTTGTTGCAGAACAAGAACGCGCAGAGCGTGAAGCAGCGGAAGCGGCCAGGGCCGATGCAAAAGCATCTGCGCAGGCTAAACTTGCCGCCCTTGGCCTTACACCTGAAGAAATTTCTGCCCTTTCCTAACAACTAAGATTCGGGGGAATCAATGCGTTTTCACGTTGTAGCACTACCGCACACGCAAGTCACAAAAGAGTATGCAGGCTGCGCTTTTACTGAAAAGGTGCGCCGTTTTGTAATGATGATGAAGGCCCAAGGCCACACTGTTTACTTGTATGCAGGTGAGCAATCTGAAGGTGTTGAGGATGAGCTAATCACCTGCATTTCTGAAGATATGCGAGCCACGGCCCAAGGTTCAAATCACTACACATCAGTTTCATTTGATACCAACCTTCCCCATTGGCAGGTGTTCAATGCCAACGTCATTGCCGGCATCACAGAACGATTTGAAGAAAAAGATTTCATTTGCTTAATCGGCGGGGGCGCTCACAAGCCCATTGCCGATGCCTTTCCTCACGCAATGTCAGTGGAGTTTGGCGTTGGCTATGGGGGAGTGTTTAGCCAATACCGCGTATTTGAATCTTATGCGTGGATGCACTCAATTTATGCAGGGTGGAAAAACCCAACAACGGCAGATGGTCAGTTTTATGATGCCGTTATCCCAGGGTATTTAGAACCTGAGATGTTCCCACTTGGCGATGGCAAGGGTGATTACTATCTTTTCATTGGCCGTTTGATTGATCGAAAAGGCTACCGAATCGCCCAAGAAGTGTGTGAACGCCTTGGCAAGCGCCTGATTTTGGCAGGGCCGGGCGAGCAAATCGGATACGGTGAATTTGTTGGCAGTGTTGACCCTGAAAAGCGGGCTGCGCTAATGGGCGGTGCCATTGCTACATTTGCACCTACTCTTTATGTTGAACCTTTTGGCAATGTGGTCATCGAATCACAGGCTTGTGGCACGCCTACAATCACAACCGATTGGGGTGCATTTACAGAAAACAATCCTCACGGCGTGACAGGTTTTAGATGCCGAACTTTGAAAGAATTTATGGATGCAGCTCAAGATGTAAAGACACTTGACCGCGCTGCAATCTGTGAACGTGCCGTTTCCTTGTACAACCTTGATACTATCGGCGCTCAATACAATGACTATTTCAAGCGCCTACTCACTCTTTGGGGTGCAGGTTGGTATGAGTTGGGGGAATGATGGACAGGGGTGAAATTTTAGATGAGGCAAAACGCCTCACTTACGGTGATCGCAATGTTTCCTACGATGAACCACGCATAAATCACAAGCGCATTGGTGTCATTATGGGAATTGTTTTAGAGCGTTATGTTGAAATGGCAGAACCCGGCGACCCTGTACCACCTGAATTTGTTGCATTATGTATGGCAGCAATGAAGTTAGCTCGACTCTCTGCAAAACCTAACCATCAAGATAGCGCTATAGATTTGGCGGCCTACGCCGCAATTTGTGCAGAGTTGGCTCAACATATAGATTAAGTTTTAGGCAATACGTTGCCCCCATAAGCAAAGCCCCGCCACCTGCCGTTCCAGGTAGCGGGGCTTTGCTGCTTTTTTACTTTATGAACTCACGCAATGCGCAGATAATGATGTGTGTGACCGTGGTGCCTTCTTCTTGCGCTTTTACCTTGGCTGATTCCCACAAGTCATTAGCAACCCTGATTGATCTCAGTGGGGTCATAATGGCACGCACTCAGTCATTGAACCCCAACACCAACCAAGGAAATCATTAGCAGGGGCATCAATGCCCACATACCAAAGATTTGTGGCAATCTGCCAAATCAGGATTGCGCCAATCAAGATTACGATTGCTCGCACGCGCTTGCCACGCTTGGTGATCATATCTGCCCCAATTCCTCAATAAAGGCGATTGCAAGAGCTGAGTTGACGATTGCACGCCGTAGCGCCTTCTTCATTTCGTCAAGATCGGCAGTCTCAGATGCCTCATTCAGGTCACGGCTGATTATGTACAGTTGATCGCTTGCATCAATCATTAGATTCTTCATTGCACCCATTTTATTTTTCTCCAATTCTGATAAGGAAACAGTCAAAACATTCGTGCATTTTTGCTACTGAATCAAATCTTGCCCCACAGTTGAGACAGGTGTTTTCGGTAGTTGACATTAGGCACCTGCTCTTTCTTTGATGCGCATTTTTACTTGCCCTGCTATTTCGCAGCATTTCATTGAGCAATACCCAATTGGGTGAGCAAAAGTCTCATCTTGAAAATTCCAAATCTGAAACTCAGGAGTCAACTCAACTACCGCCTCACATTGAGGACAAACCATCGTCATCCATTTTGTAGTCATTACGCACCTGCCTTTGCTAATGCCTCATTGATAGAATCAACTAATGTGTAATCCCACATTTGCTGAGATGAATTGGCAACCGCATATTTAAGCCATTCAATTTGTTCTTGTGTCAACTCAATTGTAAACATTATGCACCTGCCTTCATTTTGTTAGATGGATGATTTGGTGAATCCCAAGGAACACAAGTTTCGCAAACTAGATTCTCGCCACC